TCAACTCTATTAGCACCAGTTGGAGCAACAGTTATAGTTCTGTTAGCTGATCCAGATGCTGTATGACTAATTGCACTTCCAGTAATTGCAACACCACCTATTTCAAAAGAGATAGCTGCTGTTCCTGTAGTAACAACTGCATTGTGTGTAATAATTTTAATAATATTTCCACCATCAGGCACAGCAACAAAAGTTGATGATCCAGCAGATACATTTGGTATTACACCAGTTATAAAATAATCGTTAAGTGTTCTCATTGTATTTTCCTTTTTTTGTATTGCTTCGTTCCGATATTAAATCTTCAAAGAAAACAAAATTATTAATGAATATTATGAGGGAGTATAAATACCCCCTCACAAAAGTTGTAACTACGCAGTAGTTAAATCAAAAATACCACCACTTGCTTTTTCATTTTTAGAAACAAGTGTGTATTCAACTATCATTGCCTTTTTATCAGCATCTCCAGTTTTCGCTAAGTCAACCATTTGGAAGTCCCTTAGGTATGCAGCAGACCACATATCAGGAGATAGAACATAAGCTGATCTACTTCTTGAAAATCTGTTTGCTACAACTTGTAACGCACCGAAATCACTTTCATAAACGTCAATTGCAGAAACTAATCTTTTATTTTCTGCATCATCCATCCTAGTTGCTCCACCTGTAAAGCCAGATAGTTTTTGCTTATTAAAAGCACCAACCATAACCATTGATGGATCGCCACCCTCAGTCCAAACTTTTCTAATCATAGATTTAAGTTGAGACTCAGTAAAGGCTCTTTGGTTTCCATCAGTTCTAGCATGAGTACCAGATCCAGTTGGATCAGCACCAGCTCCACCACCTTTGTCTGAATTAGTTTTAATCCAAGACTCTAGTGTAGCCATTCTTCTTGCAGCACCAGCACCTGAGTCAACAGGAGCTTGGTTTGCAGTAAGAGTAGTTTCCATATCTCTTTTAAGCTCTTTAGAAGCTTTAGAGATTAGGTATGCTAGTTCGTTGTTTCTTCCAGCAAGGTCAACTGATTCCATAGTACCAGAAACGATCACAGCTTTTCTTGAAATTTGTGATTTGTTTCCAATTCTAACAGTTGTAGTTTGTGCATCAAATGCAATTTCATCACCCTCTAAGTGATAGTTGTTTGCTGCTGGTGCAGCTAACGCATCTATCTCCCATTCATGGTTGACGGCAGTTGCTTTTGATTTTCCAATAGAACTCATAAAAGGAGTATCTGTTGGTGAGATGTTCAATTGTGTTATCGTAATTTTTTTAATTATTACTTCTGCATATTACTATGCAGTTCAGACTATATCATCCTTTTCAGGATCGGCACTCTTGGAAGTATTATTGTTATCCTCAACTTCTAGTCGTTGCACTTTCTATATACCTTTTAAATTATATAGCTTAGCTCAGGATTGTCCCATAAGGAGTTCCCCTGAATTCACCGATTTTTTCCATTACAGCTTTTTAAGACCATAAGGCTACTAACAATTAATAGATGATATCAGAAAGATCTTCTCTCTGACCATTTACAGCATATTTGGTAACGGTATTAGATATTAATGCCATTATATTTTTCCTATTTGTTTGAGTTGTTAATCATATCCAAGAAAACATTCTGAGCATCTTTAAGACTCCCAGTTTTTCTTAGACGACCAAACTTTTCTCTAGCAGCTTTTGATTTGACATCATTTTTGTCTTGTTTTATGCCTGACGAAAACACTCTGCTTGGCTTAGAAATCTTTTTAGCAAGATTTGGTTTTGCTTTTTGTAAATTTCCAAACTTCATAGCATCGTTTACCAACATCAAGATACGATGGTCATATACTTGAGCTATTTCTGAATCGTTAAATCCATATTTAGCTAAATGACTTCTCATATTGTTTTTTAAAGTTGATGCTTTACCAGGATCAGCAAAATCAGGAATATTATTAACTAATTTTGTTTTTTCCGTCTGTAAATATCCATCAAATTGTTGTTTCTGTTCAGATTGTGTTTTTTGAATAGATGAATTAAGCATTTCTTGCTTTCTTCTTAATCTATGTTCAATCTTAGCAGCTTGTGCTGGATCTTCTTCGTAAAGAGCTTCTAAATCAGCAGAGTTTATCTCTGTATTAAGCTCTTGTTGGGCATTAGACAATATTTGATTCATCTCATTAAGCTTTTGAGAATAGTCTTGTCTTTGCTTTTCAGATTGAGAATGAAAGTTCTTTCTATCGTTAGAAAGTTCCTCAGTCTTTCGTCTGTAATCTGCATCTTTTTGATATCCATTTCTCAACTCATCAAGGGTAACTTCTAATTCTTGACCAGCAACTTTTACCTTGTAGGTGGAATTTTCCTGTTTCTCTTGAGTATCAATCTGTTCTTCGTTTTGAGATACATCTTGCTCTGAAACTTCTTCTTCTTCTGATTCAGTTTCTTCGCTTATTTCCTGTTCCTGAGGTTGATCGGTTTCCAATTCCTCATTTTGTGGTTCAGGAGAATTCTGTTGTTGTGTTTCTCCAGTTTCTTTTTCTTCTGGAGTATTTAATAAACCATTTACTGCTTTTTGAGCTTTCTGTAAATCAGTTTCAGCTCCCTGTAGTGGGTTAGCAAAATTTTCTGACATATTTTTCCTTTTAAGTTAAGTTCCTCTTGTGAGGTTGACTTATCCTAACCTTAGTGGCTAGAATTTTTGGTTTTTGATATGGTTTCTAAAATCTTCCAATTGTTTGGTAGCTAGTTTGCCAGTATCTAAAATTTCTTGTAAGTGATGCTCAACTTTTCCAACTATATTATAAGCTAACCAAAGCTTCTCTCTAGTTTCAGTTTCGTTAGCACCAGTATTTAATAAACTTGTAGAATATAAATTTTTAAGCTTATCAAATGACTCTTGTAATAAAGGGTTGTTTAGTAAATCTTTAACCTTGTTGGATTGGTTTATTTCCTGTTGGAGTTTTGCTTGTTCCTGGTTGTCCATTTAATGACTCAATTTGTTTTTGTAGGTTTTGTTGTGATTGTTGTGCATCTCTAAAGTCTTTTGTGCTTTCGGCTACTAACATTTTATTAAGATCGGCTTCTGCTTTAATTTGAGCTGAATCTATTTGAGCATTATATTTAAGCTCAAGTTCTTTCATTTTAATTTCATTCTCTAATAACATTTTAGCATTACTAGCTTTAATTTCTCTTAGTTGTAATTCCA